AAAGGTGCTTTAAATCCACGTCCTTCAGTCGCACTCGCAAATGTAGTTACGTTTCCTTGAGCGTCCACTTTACGAATCGCATTATTTCCTCTATCAAGCACATACAGGGTTCCACGATAAGATACAACATCTATAGGTTTATTAAATGTAGCCTGATTAGCAGGTCCATCTTGAAAACCAGTCTCTGTTTTACCTGCAAGTAAACGGGGAGTTGAATCTGTACCAAGCTTCAAGATAGCGTGATTAAACTCTGGAACATCCAGAGCACGATAAGAATCAAAATTAGATATATAGATGTTTTGAAGATCCACTGCGATCGGATTCGCGTTCCTAATCTCGACCATTATAGTTTGTAGTCAAAAAAATGTTTACCAGCTCGTCTCCTTTTCTAGACGTCTATCCCAGATTGGGTCAGTGAAGGGTGGGTCAGCAGATGGTTGTGTTTCACTTGGAGGAGCAAAGTTTAAAGCGATTCTAAGTCTACTTTTTGAACACTCGAAATAGTAGGCTTGAACGTATTTACCACATTCAACTTCGAGTTTTTCAAGAACTGAATATTCGTTCAAAATACTTTCAGTATCAAAACATCCTGAACGGAAGTTCATTTTACGATCTAAATCACAGAGTTCAAGTTGAGGTGCAATTCCTGCGTTTAAACATTCAGCGAACGATTCTTTAAGTTTTCTAGTTCGAGCAGCATCCACTAAAAGAGTTTTCAATGTATTTGCAAACTCGTTTTTGTCTTGTTGTACTCGTATTTGTATTAGTTCTTTAACATCTTGTTCAGAGAGAATAGGTGTCATTTTGTATAAGTTAATCAGTTCTACTTAAATGTCTTCCATTTTATCCCAGAAAACTGAGTAGAAAGACGTTCAGCAAATGAGATACAACGACCGCTGCAAGTCCTAAAACACCTGCCCCTTGCCAAGAGACAACACCTCCGGAAGTATACGCATTGGGAATGTATCGGAGCAATAGGTCACGAGGTGCTGATAATGATAAGAGAACGGTAGCCAAAAAGAACGAAATATACAATGTCAAATTTGCCCACATCATACGCATCATAGGGAGACTAGGTTTGAAAGAGGGTGTCATCTGTGTTCTCTGAATGTGATCGGATCCAGAAACGCCTGCCATAGGAGGCATGGATTGAGGAAGCTGCGGCGAAGGGAGGAGGGCGTCCAGGGAAGTTGAGTCGTCCATTGTTTATGAAGGAGACGGGATTTCACAAGTTGCATCTTCCACGCGATACTTGTAACATTTTCCATCCACTTTCACCGTCTTGGATTCGATTTCACTTAATGGCAAGGCAAGTGTGCGATACGTTGCATAGTTGCGATGAAACAATAAGACGGATAGTCCGAGTCCAATAATGAACGAAAAAAAGGGGCCTGCACGTTCCAACGCTTTTGTGATGTCTAGCATTACTTCTTGTTTAGACTTGCGAGTAGATTCAATGAATCTGCTTCAACTCCACAAGGGACTTCAATTGCATGCGTTCGTATACAGCCTGTATCGGTATGAAAAAGGTCTTCATCGTGAGGAGTTGGAACGGTTGTTTGAACGCGAGTAGGAGGGACAACGACACAGGCAATCAACATTCCAAAAATAACGCCTGCAGCAATCCACAGGATATGAAACATTATACCTTTGAGGGAACTTTTTGCAAGTAGGCCACGCCCAATGGAGTAATCAACAATCCAGAAAGTGGAATAATGGCTGCAACTGCGGTCAATACAACTTTGGCTGTGGTGAGACCCATTTCAGCAAATGTGCGATAGGTTGAGGCTACTGCATAGACATGAACCACACCTAGAACAATGAATACAATATACAAGAAGCTCGTTCCAACTCCAGCGAACACGGACCAAGAGATAGAGGGCAAAGTGAAGAAGGATGATTTAGGTTTTTCACCAAACTTCACTTGTTGTCCATCTGGAATGGCTACTTGTCGTTCAATGTTTTTGTCATCAATGTAGGTCAACGTAAGACGACGACCTGTAACAATATTTGCAGAAGATTGAGATTTAGCTACCTTTTCTTGTAAAAGAGTAGATTGCATAATGTTGACTTGATAGTCAATGCATTTCTGATCTTGTGCTCCACCACAATTCTTTATAGCATCTTGCTTAATCACGCCCATTTCTGTGTCATCAATGGAAACGTCTTTAGAACCAGTCAGTAAATCCACTGCTGGAACTAATTTGTTATCTGCAACGACATCAAGGTAGCCTCCTTTTGCTTTCTCCACTATAGAAGGCGTAATATCCGTGGTTGCTTTCTCATCACCCCACGTAGCACTTTTAATTGTAATGCCCATTGTTAGTTAGCAAACACGAAATTCGCAAGACCACTAACGATTCGTAAGAAATTGATAGATTCTACGTAGACACCTAAATTGTAAGTGTATGCAAAGATGACGCTATCTCCATTTGAATTTCGAACGACGGATACAATTGAATCAGGAGGATACAACAAGGTTCCATCTGGATTCCTTAACGCAAGTTGTGCTGCAGTAATGACCACTGGATTAGGACTGAACACGGAGGATTTCAATACACAGACAGTTTCTTGAGAAGCAACACCTTGTGTGGTTGGAAGTGGTTGTTGTAATCCAAGTCTTAAAATCACCTTATTGAACATACTTCCATTAATGGCTCCACTGGGTTGATACAAATCGTTATTAAGTGCAAATGAATACATGTAGACACCTGGTATAACTGGACTATCACCAGTTGTGTGCTTGTACATTTGAAGCAATGAAAAGTAAGAAGTGGGTTTCACTGAAAAGCGTTCTTTACCGTCCAACAAAATTTGACCATTGACAATTGGATCACGAGGATAGACTGAAGTGATTTGCTGTTGTCCACTTGAATACATAAACGTCTGTGTTTCACTGGATTGAGTAATGTCAGAGAAGACATCATTTGCAGTGCCTGTAGACGTAAACGGAGCAACATTAGGATTGTCCCAGTTCGTGTAATTGTCCCAATCGTTTGTCAAAATCTTATCAGAACGCTGAGTTGAAAACACAATACGAGTCACTAAATTGAAGAATGGAATTTCAATATCTGAATTACCTCCATATTGTCCAGGATTGTTAACGAATTTGATAGTCTTCACAAGGAAAGTCTGATCAGCTGTTGCAAGTTGTGCCATCTCCATTTCAGTCAAGTAGATAAAGTTGCCTTCCAAATAGGGATCTGGGAAAAAGGTAGACAAACTAGGATTACTAATGGTTCCATCTGCAAGAGGCGGTGACAAGAACCGTCCAAGACCATCATTGGACCGAATGCGTTGTCCATAAGTAGAACTTGAAGGATTCACATCTACAATCGTAAACAGTTGATTCAATGGTCTGTAGGTTACGTTGATAAACACTTCTGAGTTTTGCATAGAGACCAATGGAAGAGCCATACCTGGATTCTCAGCAAACCAGAAATGCAAAGGAATAATCAATTGACGTGAACGAATGGACGGTTCAGGAACCTTAGTATTGGGAATTCCACCAGGTTGGTTTAATGGAGCCACGGCATGTGGATATTGACCTAGTCTTCCGTATGCATTGCCTGGGTCATTCAATTCAGGAATGTTTCCAACCATCTGATCTACAATGGCTCGCTTATTTGCATCGTGTGTCAAATAGGAATAGAACTTGAGCCACTCACCTGTGAGTCGTTGAAGACTCTGTCCGTTCGCAGTGATTTCAACAGAATCAATCAAGTTGTATCCAATGTTTTCAATCCACTTGAATTCATATCCAATTGCAGTAGATCGTTGGTCATATCCTGCAGGAGGTTCAATATTCAATCCAAGATAGGAAAGAGGTGACCAAATATCAGGAAGTGTCATTACAAGATAGGTATCATGAAGCATCTGTGCATACCGATCAATACGACATGAAATGGTTCGAGTAGACGTTGGAGAAAACTCTAAATTTGAACTCCCAAAGGTCATTCGGATAGACTCCATTGCAAAGTTAGTATGACGACGATATACTGCTCTGAAATGGGTCATGGATGGACTTCCATTGACAAGTTCATTCTGTGCTCCTATAGCAACAAGTTGGAGAAGACCACCTGGCATTATTAGTATCTACTTAGAATGGTTTAGACCAGATATGTCGTGGAGGAAGAATTTGAAGGAACGCAACAAATTGAAGAATACGTTCTTCCAAGTGTAGCAGGTCCTGATGTATTGATACCGACTCCACCTACAAATCGTATGTATCGTTCGGACTTATTTGCAAGGACTCCAATGTATTGACCATTGGTTCTTCGCTTCTGAGGAGGAGGCGAAGACAAAAGAGATTGGGCAATGATACGTCGTTTCTGATTCGTCAGATAATCCTGTGCAGAGTTGACTTGCATTTGTCATTTATAGGGGAAAAGAGTCTACTACGTAATGAGGTTCGTTCTCGTAAGCACACATGTCGATCAGACAACGGGTTATTCAAAGGTTGTATTCAATCTTCTCAAGCAACTTTCAACGCTTGCTCCCAAAGTAAAAACCTATCATTTTGGTTTTCAACGTCACCCATCAGCTAGCAATCTACGTAAAGTTCCATCTGGAATCATTGGATATGATGCAGCCGCCAATGAAGATCCAAAGGAAGAAGGATTTGGATTCAACAAAATTCA